AAACTTATCAATCAAGAGGTCTTAAAGTGAACTACGGCTACCAATACCCAGCAGGGTTAATTATTACAAATACTGCAACCCATACAGGCAGATTTGGAAAAGTTCATTGTTTAGCAGATGCTGAAGCAACTTTTGTGGCTGAAAACTTAACAGAAAATGGTTCATCAACTATTAACGGCATCACAATGAAGGCATCAACAGAAGTTGAAGGTGTTATCACAAGCATCACTCTTGCTAGTGGTCAAGTTATAGCTTATTCATTATGAGTCTTGCTAATGCACTAAAAAAGGCTGCCAGTGCTTCACTGAAAAAGCTTGGTGGTGATGTGACTATCAGACAAGTAACAGCAGGGGCATATAACACCACTACTGGAGCTATCTCAGAATCTACATCTGATACCACTATCAAAGGTGCATTAAGTAATGTTTCAAGAAATCAAGTTAATGATTTGATTGAATCACAGGATAAATTGCTTACTATATCTGCTGGGGATCTTACATTTGTCCCTACAACAAAAGATAGAGTCGTTATAAGTAGTGTTGAATTTAAAATTATTCAAGTAATAACTAATGAGCAAAATAATACACCAGTAAGTTTTGATCTTATCTTGAGGTAAAGATGGCAAGACAAATAAAACTAACTGAGATTGATGATTTTTTTGAAGAATTAGTTGTTGACTTAGTAGCAGCTACAACTTTGGAGTGGACAAAAAGAGTAAAAAAAGCAACACCAGTTGATACAGGTAGATTAAGAGCAGCTTGGCAGACAGATATAAAGCCACTTGAAGGCACAGTTACTAATAATGTTGTTTATGCAGAGCCTGTATGTTTTGGAACTAATTTGCCACCATCATGGGGAGGTAAGTATAGAACAAAACAAAAAACTGTAGCAGGTTTTCCAGCTTTAATAGGAAAAGAGCTTGAACAATATGTTATGAAACAGATTAGGAGGGGTATTTAATGGCTGCAACTGATTTAAACACTGTCAGATCCACAATAGAGGCTAGGTTAGCCACAGAGCTTGCTTCAAGCCCAGCAATTCCTGTTGTATTTAACAACATGACCTTTGACTCAACTGCTGAAGATACTTTTGTTCAGTGCATTACAAGTTTTGGTGCTGGTGAATATTTAACAATGGGAGGAACAACTGATTCAGATAATAATGTTGTTGGTTTAGTTTTACTTAATGTTTTTACTGAGGAAGGTTTAGGAGCAGGGTCTAACTTTACAATTTGCAAAAGGCTTAGAGACTTATACAATAGAGTGACTGTAAGTAATGTGATTTTTGATTCACCAGTAGGGCCTGAGATACTTGCATCAAGTCCAGAAGGTAAGTTTCAAACACAAATCAGAATTACTTTCAACATCTATGAGGATCTTTAATCATGCCAAAACTTGTTATTACTGAAGAAATGCTTGACGCTATCGAAGCTGTCAAAGGTGTAAGAGATGCAAACTACTGGGATCCTAATTGCAAAAGGTATATGGAGAATCAACAAAATCCTAAAAAAGATGTAAAAAAGTCTGAAAAGAGTTAATATATTTATAAATATTTCTTTTTTTTGTTATGGCTGCTGTAAAAGGTGATGTCGGTAAAATAATGTTCCACAATGCTGCTGGAACAGAAGCTGATATATCAGGTCTTAGAAACTGGTCTTTATCTATAACTAAAGACACCCAAGAAACTACAGTCATGGGTAATACAGCAAAAACTTTTGTTGGTGGCCTTATTGCTGGTGAAGGTTCAGCAGAATTAATTTATGATAACGCTGGCAACTCAGATTATCTTGCATTTGTTGAAGATATACTTACAACAGGTGATGCTGGTGACGCATTGTTTGAATTATTCCCTGATAGTTCAGCAAGTTCTAAAAAATTTGGCTTTTCTGGAATAATTACTAATGCTGAATATGGAGCAACTCTTGGTGAGATACAGCTTATCAACATTACTTTCCAGACAACAGGTGCAATAACTTCAGATATATAGTAAATTAAAAATACTTCGCACTTAATTTATGCCAAACAAAAGAACTGTCGATTTGATTGCAGAGTCATTTAAAGATGAAATGACTTCAAGACGCAAATTCGATATTAAAGATTCAAAAGGAAATATAACTGTAAGTTTATATTTTAAACCTATCACTAGGTTTGACCGAGTGAAGGCACAACAGCTTGCAGGGTCTGAAGAGGCACTTACTGTCTCAACACAATTACTTTGTCAAATGGCAGAGTTAGAAGATGGTACAAAAGCTTTCAGCATGGCTGATGCACCTAACTTACAAAGAGAACTGCCAGAAAAAATATTAAATGAGATTGAATTATTTTTGCATGATATAACTCTTGATATAGATACAGCAAAAAAAGAATAAAAGGGGATAACTGGCTCAGATTTGAGTTATTCCTAGCAACAGAACTTGGAAAGACTTTAGAGGAACTCAGAAAATCAATGACTGAGGTAGAGCTTATATATTGGGCTGGCTATTATGAAATTAAGCATGACGAAGAAAAAAAAGAGATACAACGACAAAAACACAATTCAAGGTAATATATAATAAAGGCTTTTTTATCTGTGGCAGAGGCAGTAGTAAGATTAAGAGTTGATGCCAGTGGTGCTACTAGAGCATTAAACGGAGTACAGGCTCAAACAAATAAATTACAGTCTGCATTTGGTGGCCTTAGAACTGCAATAGGTGGAATTGGTCTTACTGTTTTGGCTAAAAATGCCATAAATACTTCAACAAATTTTGAAAAGTTAAATATTCGTTTAGGATTATTAACTAAAGCAACAGGAGATTTTGCAGAAGCACAAAAAATAGCAACTGATGGTCAGAAATTATTTGGTCTTAGTGCCACTGAGGCTTTAGATGGTGTTACAAATATTACAGCAAGATTAAAACCTTTAGGAACAAGCTTAGAGGATATAAGAACCACTTTTATTGGTTTCAATACTGCGGCAAAATTAGGCGGTGCTAATGCTCAAGAGGCATCAAACGCATTTAGACAGTTAGCACAGGCTCTTGGATCAGGAAGGCTTGCTGGTGATGAATTTAGAAGTGTATCAGAACAAATACCTTTAGTTCTCAAGCCTTTAGCAGATGAACTGAATGTAAGCACTGGCGAACTAAAAAAACTTGCTGCTGAAGGTAAACTAACCAGTGAAGTTGTTATTAGAGCTTTAAGTAAGTTAGCAAAAGAAGGTGGTGAAGATCTTAAAGCAATTTTAGAAAACGATCCAACACAGGTATTTAAAAATTTAACAAATGAGACAGAGAATCTTTCTAGAGCTTTCGGTGATTTGCTCAAACCAGCAGTACTAGCTGGAACAAAAGAACTCACAAAATTTATTGAGGCTGCAACAGAATTTGTAAATTCAGATGCTGGACAAGCTTCATTTGTCATAGCTGGAGTTGTTCTTGCTGTTAAAGGTCTTACAGTTGCAATACCAGCCGCCATTGCTGCACTTGCTGGACTTATCGCAAAACTGCAAATTGCTGCAACGGCTTCGGCTCTTACTGCTACAGGATTAAAAGGAACTTCTGCTGCCGCTTTTCTTGCTGCTGGTGGTATTACAAAAATGTCTATTGCTTTAGTAGCTCTTAAAACTGCTATTGCTGCTACTGGTATAGGTTTACTTGTTATCGGAGTTGGTGCTTTAGCAACAAAGTTGATCGAAGCAACAAAAAATCAAAAAGAATTTAATAAAGCACTTGAAGAGGGAGATAAACAAGCACTTAAAAGTCAACTAAATAAACTATTTATTGAAAGGCAAAAATTACTCAAAAGATTAGCAACAGCAAGAGAAAATAATAACAAAAGGGCTGAAGCATCACTAAAAAGACAACTTGTGGAATTAAATAATAATTATGATTTAGTTCAAAAAAGATTGCTTACTGAAATAGACAAAACAAATGAAATTGATAAGCAAAATAAAAAATTAGAAGAACAAAAAGAATTGCAGAAAAAAAATCAAGAAGAGGCTGAAAAACTAAAAGAAAAAATGACTGCTGTAGGTGAAGAAATTGAAGGGAGTATAAAAAGAAATTTAAGAGATGCAATTACAGGCGCACAATCATTTGGACAAGCGATGACTAACGTATTGAATAGAATTAGAGATAAGATTATTGACGCACAAATAGATAAGCTTTTAGGTGGCTTTGGTGAAAACTTTGGGAAATCTGCCTCTGGTGGTAAAGGAAAAGGTATTGGTGGTTTTTTAGGTGGCATCTTAGGTGGCTTGTTTGCAAATGGTGGTAGGCCGCCAGTGGGTAAAGTTTCAGTTGTTGGTGAAAGAGGGCCAGAATTATTTGTTCCAAAAGTTGCTGGTACAATTATCCCAAATAATAAAATTGGTGGCGGCACTGTAAATAACATTACAATTAATGTAGATGGTTCTGGTATGGATACTCAAGGGTCATCAGAACAAAGTGGTAAACAACTTGGCGAAATTATTGCTGCTGTTGTTCAAAGTACAATTATTAATGAACAAAGGTCTGGAGGCTTACTAAATCCATAATGGCAACTTTTCCATCAATAAATCCCACTTATGGGATGCGAAAAAACAGCAATCCAAGATATAGGACTACTGCTCTGGGTGATGGATATGAGTTTAGAACTATATTTGGTTTGCCACTTACACAAGATCCGAAAGTATATGATTTAGTTTTCAATGTTTCTGAAACACAAGCAGATGTTATTGAAGCATTTTTAAGAAGTAGGGTTAACGATCAGGCAAGTTTTACTTTTACCCCACCAGCAGAGGGCTTCACAAAAACAGGCTCATATTCCCAAAGCGGGACTACTGTGACTATCAGCATTACTTCACATGGAGTTGCATTAGGCGATGTTTTGACGATTGATTACACCTCTGGCTCTGCAACTGATGGTACTTTTGCGGTTGCATCTGTAACCAGTGATGACGCATTTACAGTTACTGCCGCTTCAAGTGCTACAAATAGCGGAAATGTATCAATTACTCTTTCTGGAGCAGGGAAGTATGTTTGCGAGTCGTGGTCAAAATCTATACCATATAACGAAAGAGCTATCATTACAACAACATTTAGAGAAGTTTTTGAGCCATAATGGGAAATCCTGTATCAGAACTACAACAGCTTACTAATAAATCAATAATAGAATTATTTTCTGTTGAATTAAAAGCTGATGTTCACTATACAAAATCAGCAAAAACAGCTACATATTCACAGTCAGGACAAACTATAACAATCACACTTAATTCACATGGGTTTTCAACAGGTTTGATTTTAAGTCTTGATTTTACTTCTGGAAATGGTATTGATGGGATTTATACAATACAAACAGTTGCCACAGACACTTTTACAGTTACAGGGACAACTTCACAGTCCACAAGTGGAAACGTGTCCTTTAATGTCAATGCAACAATAGCAAATGAAACTGTCTTTTTATTTCATTCTGGTGTAAATCTTACTAATAATAATGATATAGTCTGGCAATCAAATACTTATTCAAGGATGCCTTGTGAAGCGGATGGGTTTTCATATTCTGGCAAAGGAAAACTCCCAAGACCTACGTTGACTTTTTCAAATATTCTTGGCACTATCACAGCTATTTTGCAAACAGTTAATCAAACTACGGCTTTTTCTGATCTTACAGGTGCGAAAGTTATACGCAGACGAACACTGAGTAGATTTTTGGATGCTGAAAACTTCCCTAGCTCTATAAATCCTTATGGAACACCAGACCCATCAAGCGAACTGCCACAAGAAATTTATTTTATTGAAAGAAAAGTGACAGAAAATAGAGATATTGTACAATTTGAATTAGTTAGCACTTTTGATTTAATCGGAATTGGCGCACCAAAAAAACTTGTTACAAGAGCCGATTTTCCTTTAGTTGGAACTTTACAAAATTTTTAAAATGACTTGGAAAAATGACTTTATAAATTATGCGGAAGAAAAAGTACCTGATGAGGCTTGTGGTTTAGTCGCTGTTCTTGAAGGTAAAGAAATATTTTGGCCTTGTAAAAATATTGCAGAAGATCAATTTGAATTTTTTGCATTAGATCCAGAAGATTGGGCAGAGTGCGAGGATAAAGGAGGAGAAATATTCGGAGTTGTACATAGTCACCCTGTTGGCTCATCTGAACCCTCTGATGGTGACAGAGCATCTTCTGAATATGTTGGTTATCCATATCACATTTACAGTGTTGAGCATAAGAGTTGGAGCATTGTTAAGCCTTCGGGTTGGAAAGCACCTTCACTTATTGGGCGAAGATGGGTTTGGGGGCAGCAAGATTGTTGGAATCTTATAACAGATTATTTTTTAGAAAAGAAACAAATTAAATTAAAACATTGGGAAAGACCAAAAAAAATAAAAACTTTCATAAACAACCCATATTTTGAAAAAGTACTAACTGGATCTGGTTTTATTGAAGTAGAAAAAGATAATATAAAAGCAAATGATGTTTTACTTATGCAAGGCCCAGAACAAAAACTTAGTCACGTTGCTTTATATCTTGGCGATCAATTAATTTTGCACCATGAGGCTAACAAATTAAGTTGTAGAGAATTATATGATTTAGATTATATTAAAGGAACAGAAAAGGTTTTTAGATATGCAGCTTAAAAAAATAAAGGTTTATGGAAAATTAAAAGATTTTTTAGGTCAATCAACCTTTGAAGCTGCTGTAAAAACACCACAACAAGCCATCAATTTTTTAAGAGCAAATTTTGTAGGTATAGAAAAACACATGAACGATCAACTATACAAAATTAAAATTGGTGGTAATTCTGTTGATGGTGAATTATTAAATATGAGTGCAAGTGGTGATATACAAATCATTCCTGTTGCTATTGGTGCTAGAGGTTTTTTTAAAGCAGTAACAAATGTTTTTAAAGGTGCTGTTAATTTGGTAACTGACGTTGTATCTTCAACGGTTAATTTTGTTGCCAACAATGCTTTATCTATAGGAGCTACTCTTTTGACAGGTGGTGTAGGAGGACTTTTAACAACTATTGGAACTTCTTTGATTATTGATGGTGTTACTTCTTTATTATCACCTAGTAGACCAGTTTCTTCATCCTCATCTGTTGGGGATACAGACCCAGCAGTGAGAGGATCATATAATTTTAATGGAATCCAAAATATTAGCTCTAGTGGTGTTCCAATTCCAATTTTATATGGACTTGTGTTTTCGGGATCTATTATTGTCAGTTCTTCTGTTGACACTGCCCAAATAGTCAAGGAGATTTCTTAAATGCCAGAACTTATTGGAGGAGAAGATCTAGCTGCTATAAAAAGGCAAGTTGTTGATCCTGATTTAGTAGATGGTGGCTTAAGGTCAAAGCAATTTGCAACAGTTATTGATTTACTTGGATACGGAGAAGTAGATTCAATTTTTGACGTTGGTGGAAGTGGAACAGATACATTTAAAAAAAGCGTTTTTTTAAATAACACTCCTTTGCTTAATGCAAATGGTGATGAAAATTTTTCTGATGTAGAAGTTTTTTTTAAAAATGGTGCATCAAATCAAACAGCATTACAAGAGGTTCCTTTAACAGCTAATACTGTCCCTGTAGGAGTCCCAGTTACTAATTCTACATCTGTCTCAAGAGCTACAAGTTCAACCGCATTTGATCGTCTTAGAATCTCATTGCAATTTCCTGTGTTGCAAGAGTTTAAAGATAACGGAGATATAGTTGGTGTAGAGGTAAAAATGTCTATAAGAATCACTGAAAATGATGGTACTGTTCATAATCCAGTAGTTGAAGATAAAATAAACGGTAAAGCTACAAGTCCCTATATCAAAGATTATGAAATAAAACTTGCATCTTCTTTAAGTTTTCCTCTTACCATTACTGTCATTAGAAATACTGCCGATTCAACAGAAAGCAAATTACAAAACGCTTCAAATTTTTTATCTTTTACTGAAATACTTACAGATGCAAGAGCTTATCAAGGCTTTGCTTATGTTGCTCTCAGGTTTAATGCTCAAGAATTTCAATCCTTTCCATCTAGGAGATACAGAATCAAGGGAACTAAGATCAAAGTACCGCATGGAACTACAGTAGATAGCACTAATGGAAGAGTAATTTATCCAAGTGGATATACATTTAATGGAACATTTAAAACCAATAAGGAATGGTGTTCAGATCCAGCTTGGGTTTTGTATGACATTTTGACAACAGATAAAGGGTTTGGTGGAACAGATGGGTTAATACAGGAAGATTCACTAGATGTTTTTTCTTTCTATTCAGCAAGTGTTTATTCTAGTGAACTGATTACAGACCCTATTACTGAAACTACGGAGCCACGTTTTTCAGCAAATATAATCTTAAATCAAAAACGAGACGCATATACACTTATCAATGATCTTTGCTCAATAATGAACGCAATGCCTTTTTATGGGGTTGGGACACTACAACTATCTCAAGATCGGCCTACTGACTTAACAACAGGAACATCTGACCCACAATATTTATTCACCAATGCAAATGTTACAGAAAATGGATTTAGTTATCAGGGTGCGGGTCAAAAAACAAAATTTACAGAAGTCGAAGTTTCATACTTTGATAATGATACTCAGCAAATTAATTATGAACTAGTTACTACAGATCAAATTACAGCTTTATCTGATGCTATAGGAAAATTTGGAAGAACAAGAAAAACAATTAAAACTTTTGCTTGTACATCAAGAGGCCAAGCGAATCGTTTAGGTCGTTGGTTTTTGTACTCAAATCTTAAAGAATGTGAGGTTGTGAGTTTCACGACAACTCTCGAAGCTGGTGTAATTGTAAGACCATCAACAATAATCGGTATTGCTGATTCATTAAGGGCTGGTGTTCGTAGAGGTGGTCGTATTAATACAGGTATTTCTACTACTCAAATAATTGTAGATGATAAAAATAGTACAGATTTAACAACAGCAAATTCAGCTACACTTTCTGTAATTTTGCCTGATGGCACTATGGAAACAAGAGCAATAAGTACTATTTCAGACAAAACAATTACTGTAAGCTCTGCATTTTCAGCAGTGCCACAAGCAAACAGCATTTGGGCCATAGAAAATACATCTGTTGAATTTCAAACGTATAGAGTGCTTTCAATTACAGAGCAAGACAAGTCAAACTACAACATTGTTGCAACAATTCATGACACAAATAAATATGCACAAGTTGAGGACACTACTGTTGCAGCCGATCCAAGAAATATAACAACACTATTGGATGAAAAACCTTCACCATCAAGCCTTGCAGCAATAGAACGAATTGTTGTTCTTAATAATCGTGCAGTTTCTAAAATATTTTTAACATGGGAACCAGTACAAGGTGTTAAAGAGTATCTTGTTGAATTTCAGTTTGAAAATGACAATCCAGAGAGACAAAGAGTTGCAAGACCAAGTTTTGAATTGTTCGAGTCAAGATTAGGAACTTACAGTTTTAAAGTAAAATCATATAATTCTTTAGGTGTTCTAAGTTCAACGACATCAAGTATTGACTCCTTTCAAGCTGTCGGTAAAACATTAGCACCAGAAGATCCTACAGGTTTAACATCAGAACCTGTTTCAGATAATTTTATAAGATTACGTTTTAACCCTTCTACCTCAGTTGACGTAACTCATGGCGGCACTGTATCAGTTAGGCATACAAGTGACACATCAAGTTCAGCAAATTTTGCAAACTCAACAGAAATAATCCCACAACTTTCAGGCAATATCAGTGAAACTCTAGTCCCTGCTCTAACTGGGACTTACAGTATTAAATTTATTGACGATGGTGGTCGCAGATCAGCAAATGCAGCAAAAATTATAGTGACAAAACCTGATCCACAGCCTAATCAAATAGTAACAACAAAAAGAGAAGATCAAACAAGTCCAAAATTTAATGGTACAAGAGTTAGAACAGTATTTAGTGATGAATTTAATGGATTAGTTCTAGATGGAACTCAGTTTTTTGATAATGTTACAGATGTAAATGCTTTAGCTAATTTTGATTTTCTTGGAGATGGAATTGTTCCTCAAGGTTTTTATACGTTTGTTGATGATTTAGATTTAGGAGCAGTTTTTAATCTTTCTTTAATAAGACATTTCAAAACCGCAGCGATTGTTGTTTCTGACCTATGGGATTCAAGGGTTACATTAGTCAATGATATGCCAGATTGGGATGGCACACTTGCTGAAGATGTTGGAGCAAAGTTACAAGTTGCGACTTGTCAGGGTGTACCTACCTCGTCATTATCATCTACTTACAGTCAATCTCAAGATTTAATAACAATCACAAGATCTTCTCATGGAGCATCTGTCAACGATCAAGTTTTAGTTGATTTTACAAGTGGAACCGCATCTGATGGTTTTTTAAAAATTGCATCCATAACAAATGACAATGTTTTTGTAGCAGAAGCTGTACGAGTTTTAGCTGAATATGAAGTTGTTAATGCTTCAACAGGTGAAATTCAATTCTTTACTGAAGGAAATCATGGTGGATTAGTTGTAGGTGATACAGTAAATTTAAGAGTTCTGACTGGTGGTTTAAGTTCTGGTGATTATGTCGTAGGCAGTTTATTATCAGGTAATATTGTCAAAATAACTACCTCTTCAAATAATTCAATAACATCTGGAACTGTAGAATTTATAAAGGTAAAGGACAACTCAGGAAATAATGTCACGACGAGTGGTAACTGCAATATATCAAGTGCTTTTAGTCCTTTTAATATTTTTGCAAACGGTGAATATTCAGCAAGAGGTTTTAGATTTAGAGCAGAATTATTCACAAATGACTCTGATGAAAACATTGAGATAGATGAGTTAGGTTATACAGCAAGCATGAAAAGAAGAACTGAAACAGTAAATACAGCCATAGCAAGTGCTTGTAATACAAACAATTCTGCAAAAACAGTTAGCTTTGGAAATGCTTTTTATACAGGTACTTCAGCCATAAATTCATCAACTACAGCATTTTTGCCAACAATAGGAATAACTTTAGAAGGTGCTGTCTCTGGTGACTATTTTAAAATTACTTCAGTAACAGGCACTCAGTTTGTAATAGAGACAAGAGATATAAATAATAATTTTAAAGATTTAAGTTTTAAATATACTGCTGTTGGATTTGGTAAAGGTGTTTAATTTCCTTAAATAAGCTATTCTATAATTAAATTTACGCAAAAAAATGAGTACGAACCAAAATGATTTTGTAATAGATAATGGAACAGGACTTGCCGTAAGAACTGACATACAAGACGCTTTACAGGCTTTAGCTGGAAATAGCAGTGGAAATACAGAACCCTCTGTCAAATATGCTTATCAATGGTGGGCTGATACAGGAAGTACGCCACCAGTCATGAAATTAAGAAATAGCAGTAATGATGGATGGATTACTATATTTGAACTTGATGGAACTATAACTCTTGAAGATGGGACTAGTTCCGCACCCGCACTCAGTTTCCGAGACGACCCTAACACAGGAATCTACAGTTCTGCCTCTGATACTTTCAATATTGCTACCGCAGGTGTTGAAAGAATGGAGCTTTCAAGCAATGGCGCAATATTTAATGAAGATGGTGCAGATGTAGATTTTAGAATTGAAGGAGATACAAACGCAAATCTATTTTATGTAGATGCTGGTAATAATCGGGTTGGTATAGGTACTAATTCACCAGATGATACTTTTTCTGTTTCTGGTAATATTGTTTGTAATAGCGGTCAGATTAGATGCAATGATGGCTTTGTTTCTGATACTGATTTAATTTTAAATGCAGATGAAAATGGCAACGGCAACAATGCAATAATTTTCAAAGAAAGTGATAATGAAAAAATGCGTATCAGTGATGGTGGAAGAGTATCAACAGGTGCTGAAACTTCACCAGATGTTTCGGCTGGTGGCCTTTGTTTAAATCAAGGCTCAGAAAGTGCAAATATTTTTAGCTGTAAATCATCTGATATAGCACATGGCAGAACAGCAGTAGATGAGACCGATACTTGGTTTTCATTAAGAAAAGTATCCGATAATAAAGGTGGTGCTTTTATTCATGGTTATACAGACCAATCAGGTGGAGACCCAGCATTACATCTTGCTGGCTGTATTGATTCGCAAGGAACAACTTTTAGGGCAATTCAATTAACAGGTTCTAGAAAAAACGCTAACAATGCTGGAACTTCACCTTTCCAATCTGGATATCCAATAGTAAGAATATCAAATGATTTTGATACCACAGTTGCTTCTTTCACACCAGATGGACTTGCTTTTAATGATGACAACACAGCAGCTAACAGTTTGGGAGATTATGAAGAAGGCACATGGACACCAAGTGCAACTGTTACAACTACAACTGCTCAGGGTAGATATGTAAAAATTGGTTCTATGGTGTATGCGTTTTTTAGAGTTACTTTTGCATCTACATCATCAGGTTTACACGCAAAAATCACAAGCTTACCATTTACAAGCAGTAATGACACCCCTTCTACAGGTGGTGTTGCACACGGTTACACGAATATTCAAACCGATAATATTGAAATTATTTATCATATTGGAAACAACTCAACAACTATAGAAATGTTTCAAGGTGCTGGAAATCAAATGACTGCCGCAACTGTGAGTACAAAAGATTTTAGAGGATGTGCTATTTATCAAGCTGCATAGACCGAGCTACGTCTATAAACTAAGCCTAAACCTGTTTTAATCGGAGATTAATCCTAATGGCACTTACAGAGTCAACTGAATACGACAAAATAGAAGTTGTCGGACAATATAAATCGGTACAAGTCCGCAAAGCGACAATTATTAAAAAAGATGGTGTCGAAATGGTCGGAGCAAGATCTTTTGAAAGATATACTTTGCAATGTGGCACACTTAAAGGTGGTTTTAAAGAAGATGGTATTACCCCTGCTGATGACGCAGATGATTTTGTAGATAATCCACTCGACAAAGAGCCTGATGGTGTTACTGCAATACCAAATGAAGTGAAAGATATATGCAATTTAGTATGGACTACAGATATAAAAACTGCATATAAAGCTAAACTAATTGCAGATAAGTCAATTTAAAATTATGAAAAATCAAAAGCGCATCGATCAACTTAAACTTGAAATGCAAGTAGCACTTGATGAGTATAATAAAATTCAAGAAAAGATAAAGGAGTTAACTGTTGCTAGGGAAAGTTTAAAAATGAAGGCTTTTTCTTGCAGTGAAAGAATAAAAGAACTAGAAGGACAAGAAGAAATAAAAGAAACTTCTACAAAAGTAGTTAATTAACTTTTTCGTGCATTTGTCTAGTCATCATGCCCCCTATTAGATATAGTGGGGCAAGTCCTACAAGCAAAAACAGGCACATCAAAGTTATGGGTGCTAGGGCTTTAATAAACGCTTCTTTCCACATAAAATGCTAGACCGAGTTATAAAAATTATTTCTATTTTGTCATTTTTGATGTCTTTATCAATGGCAGCTTTTGGATATGTAGCAATTCGCTATATGCAAAGCCCAGAATTTGAGAGGACATTGAAAAACAAGATCATGGGAAGTCTTGAGGATAAGTTACCAGATGTGATGGGAGATAAGATACCAGATTTCACAGGGCCATCTGTACAGCTACCAGAACCACCAAAGGTGAACAAACTTGGAAATCCCAAGAATTGAAATACCACAGATACATATAAAAGAAATTTATATTCCCAGAACAAGAACATGGGAACAGTATCCGACAACTTTAGACATTATTGATAAACCTAAACTTGATTATCCTGTTGTAAGTTATCCAACATTCGAGGCTTTACAATATCATCCTGACAAATTTATTCCAACAGATCCAGTTAAACAGCCAGAACAACAGCAACCAGACATACCACAGCCGCCAGAATATAAACCTCAAGTCAAAAAAGATAAAGAGTTTTTTGTCAAATGCCCCAATGAAGATAATATTCCAGTAGGAAGTTACCCTAATGATTTGAAGCTACAAGTCGTTATCGGTCATTCAATAAAAAATGGACGCTGCTATGAAATCCTCAGAGATTCAACCTTTGTTGAGAAATGGATACCTAGCACTCCTGTTCTTGTTAACACTTCAATTATTGCTGTTACTGCGGCTGGTTCTCCTATCATAGCCAATCTGCTCAAGAACCTTATCAAGACAGCCATAAAGAAACTGAGCAAAAAGAAGGATAAATCAAAGGTACAAACATAAGCAAAGAGATCCAGAGGCCCTTTGTAGGCCATTCTGAGTGGACTAAATTTACTTATTTAGCTCAATTTTGTGTGTATGAGGGATAACTTGGTTCATTTTAGGTTTGCTTACAATATCAGAGCAAAGATCAAAGTATTCAGATTCTGGAGAATACTCAGCACCACTAACTCTCAATTCATGGCAGTTTTTCAATCTGGCCAATTCGTAATTCAATCTGGCTGTCGATAATTGTTGCCGCATTATCTTTTCTTGAGTAGTCGCACTTTTGAGGCAAGCATTTTGAAAACGTTTGTCTAGTGGGACAGATATTGTGGCTGCTATACCAAAGTTGAATGAGGTTGCATCTTTGTTTCCACTATAATTTTCTCTGAAATAAAGAATCTCACCAGCATTTGTGAGGTTGCCATCATCATCTGTTGCTTCGTTATAGACTGGTGTATGAAAAATGTAATCTTGAGGACGCTTTATTGAAACTGAAGTTGTGGCGAATGGGCTAACCGATAGTGTAGCTCCAGAACATTGAATACCAGCACCATAACTGTTCTCTGTCATAGGCCCTGTCAAAACCTGTGTTGCAAAATTTGAAACGCTTGATGATGTATTGCTTTGAGGATTGGCTATTGTCGAGGTGTTGGCATAACTAGGCAGACAAGAAAAAAGGGTTATTAGTTGGAAAAAATAATAGTAGTATCTGTTACCACCTCTGAGGTGACTTGCCTTGTGATATCTATTACTGATTCGAGAGAAGGGCCTTTGTAAAACTCTGAAAATTGAAAAGCGTTGCCTTGAGTGGTTTGCTGCCATTGCGGTTTTTGAT